TCCCCTGCATACAATGGTGCAATCAACAGTCGCGGCAGCGGAGGTGCAGCCTCCAAATCTTTCCACATGCAGTTTATCGCTCTGGACATCGTTGCTGCTGGGCACTCCCCTGATGCGGTCTTCGAGCACCTCTCTGAATGGCGCAGAGCTAAAAAATTCACTGGAGGTCTAGGCTCTTACTCAAGCTTCACACACATCGACACACGCGGCTATAATGCCACATGGGGATGAAGGATGACACTCAATCCATTGCCCTGGTCGAATCCCGAACACTCAACAAGAGTGGGGCAAGGGAGATTGAAACCATAGAGATAATTCAGCCAGGTCTATCCCTGATAACAAAGAAATTGCAGCTTGCTTTTCTAGTTGACAATACAGGCTCACAACAGCCAGCAATTGAATCAGTAAAGGCACTCGCCAACGATGTTGCCACTTTGTTGTCATATGAATTTGAGACAATCGAATTTGCTTTGATGCAATTCAAAGATGAAGATGAAACAAGCATTCTGACAGGATCAAACTTTGTGAGTCTGGCAACATTTCAGACTGAGATCAATACACTTTTAGCAGCAGGAGGAGGGGATTCTCCAGAGAATGGTTTTGGTGCAGTTGTCATGTCTGCAACTCTCCCCTGGGATGTGTCTGGCAATGTTGCAAGAGCAATATTCCTGACAACTGATATTGGCAGCCATGAGAGAGGCGCAACTCAGCAACAAGCTTTGAGTGCACTGGAACAAAAAGGAATCGTTTTATTTTACAAGAACACAGATCTAGTCACTCAATACATTTATACTTTTGTTGGTGCTGGGTCAGGAAATTGGGTTTACAACACAGAATTTGATAATTATGATTTTGCGGGTGCAGGGCTAGGGGACTACAGCTCTACAACTCTACTAGGCAACCCAGACATAGATATTTTGGATTACCACACGCTAACCCTTGCCTCTGGTGGTGCGCGGATTTCTCCTGGGACTGCTGCAGAAGTTGCGGATGAGTTCACAGACTTGCTCAAGGTGATCACTGTGGTGACAGGAGTTGATCCAATCTTTATATGCAATGACAATGCCCCATTTTCTGCACTGGATGAAGATGGCAGGGCGATTGACTTCCTTCCAAGGGCATTTGCTGTTGGGGTGTCTGTGGATGGCACAAATGGAACCAAGTCCATAAACCTGACTGTGGATAATTCAGACCTTGCAGTTTCAAGATACCTTTCTGCTGCAATAAAAAATAACCTGCCTGCAGAATCAATTTACCGTCTTTACCTCAGCAATGATGACACAGGGCCACAGACAAACCCTCCTCTCAGGTTGTTCCTGTCTGATGTAGAGATATCAGGATCAACAGTCAGCGGTGCACTTGGCTGGGTCAACCTGGTTGATGCACCATTCCCAAATCAATATTATGACAGATCCAAATTCCCTTCCCTCTGAACAATTCTGGGTCATGAAATACATAGGGGTTGGCTGGTCACCTGAATTTGATTGCTGGGATTTCACCAAAGAGATTCTGCTGAATGAGCTTGGCATTGATGCAAGCACGTCATTTGACCTTGCCCTCAGCCCTCTGGTCATAGATGATGCAGGAAAAGCAATTGAAAGTGGGATCAGGGAGGGGCTGAGCAAATCATGGGTTGAGCTAAGCCACCCGCTTCCCCTCTCCATTTGTGTGATGGGAAGATCAAAAACTCTTCACCACATAGGGGTGGTGGTCGATGAAAACCACATAGTCCACAGCAACAAAGGAATGCCAGCTTGCTGCTCAGAAATAAGAGAGTTGAGAGGCAAATACAAAACAATCAAATTCTACCAATATGCCAAAGATAATCCAGGTTAAAGATCCATTCAATCCAATCCCCACAATGATTGAGACTGTTGTGAATGATGGATTTCACACAAATGAGTTTGAGCCTGATGGCGGTGAAGGAATGGGATTCACAATCAGCATCAACAACCTGAACTGTCCTGATGGGGGAAGGTTGCACGGAAATGATGTTGCAATCTTCATACCAAAGATCCAGGGGCCAATGCTGATTGGAGTTATTTTTGCTCTTGTAGTTGCTGCAGCAATATATTTCTTTGTCAAGATTTCCCTGCCAATAAACTCAGGCATCCCAGAGTCAGATCCCACTTACACTTTCAGTGGCCAGCAGAACCAGCTCAAAGAAGGGGAGAGCATTGAAAAGATCTATGGGGAGTGCCGCCACTGGCCCAGCTATGCATCCAGGCCATACAATCAGATCATCGACAATGACCAGTGGTATTTTGGACTTTTCTGCATAAGCCTTGGCCCAACAGAAGTTACAAACATCAGGATTGATGACACCCTGCTCAGTTCATTCCCAGGGGCAGAAAGTGCAGTTTATCAGCCTGGTGAGCAGGTCACTCTTTTCCCCACAAATGTCCACACAGCATCAGAGATTGCAAGCATTGAGTTGGTTGGGCCAAATGAGCCAGAGCATGACTGGTCTGGAGGATTCAGCATAATCCCAGCAAGGGAAAAAGCATACAGGATTGAGATTGATCTTTCATTCAGGGGTGGGTTGTATTCCACCAACAAAAAAGGGAAGTTGATCTCAGCATCTGTTGATGCAGAGTTTGAAATTAGGGAGATTGATGACTTTGGTGCCCCTGTTGATGCCCCTGCTGGGTCTTGGGTCACAGCACACTCATTCACAAAGACCATGGCAACAGTGCAGACTAAAAGGTTCACAGTTGGGTTTGATGTTGACGAGGCAAGGTATGAGATCAGGGGCAAAAGGACAACTGATAAGAGCAGCGACTTCAAGGTCAGAGATACACTGACTTGGGTGTCAGCAAGGGCATATCTCAAGACAAATCAGGAATTTGGCAATGTCACTCTTCTTGCAGTCAAGCTTAGGGCAAGCAACAGCCTCAATGACAACTCTAGAAGCACATTCAATGTTGGTGCAAAAGGCACTTCTTGGGTTTACAACAGCAATACAAAGGAATGGGCAATCCAGCACACCAGAAGCTCCATCTGGGCAGCGTGTGATGTGCTGTTGTCAAGCTATGGAAGGAACCTGGATCCATCATTCATTCATGCAGAAGAGATTGCAGAGATTGCTGCAAGGAAAGAAACTGAGGGCATATATTATGATGGGGCAGTTGATCAGCAATCCACTGTGTGGAGTGCAATCACAGACATCCTCATGTCTGCAAAGTGCAAGCCTGATCTTCCAGGCGCAAGATTCTCTATTGTGGAAGATGCACCTGCAACGTTGCCGATGATATGTCTCAATGGATACAACATTGTCCGGGACTCTGTCAAGATCACCCATGAGTTTCAGAAAGAAGGGGCAAAGGATGGTTTGGAGGTTGAATACACAGACCCTGTGACTTGGAAGAGAAAGATTGTAATGTGCAAGATTGGGATAGATCAGGGATTGAACCCAGAGCGGGTGAGATTGCCAGGTTGCACAAGCAGGACAGTTGCATACCGCTGGGGACTCTATGCAAGGGCAACCAAGCTTTATGGAAGCACAAATGTATCACTTTCCACAGGGTTGGAAGGAGCAACGCTTCGATTTGGAGCATTTGCTGCAGTTCAACACGATCTGCTTCCTGATGATGAGATGAAGAATCCTGAACACACAGGCAGGGTCACCGGGGATGTTGTAGCTGTGTCTGGATCATATATGTCTGTTCCTGTGCCGTTCAACTTTGAATTTGACCCTGACAAGAGCTACAGGATCAGCTTGAGAAAGAGAAATGGAGAAATGGCTGGCCCATTCACATGCTTAGAATCATCAGAGGATAAGCATGTGCTCATTGATGGAGTATTTGACCCATCCACCATCAACACAGGGGAGGGGGAGGAAAAGGCCACATACTTCTTTGGGGAGACTGGGAAGGGCGTCCACTTCTTCAAGGTCATAAGGATTGAGCCTGGCCAAGGGGATGTTGTTGCCCTGACACTTGTGCCCTATGATGAAAGGCTGTATAGCTATGGAGATGCAGCTGCACCAGTTGAAGACGACGGGTTCAACCTCCCTCCTGTGAGCAGCCTCCCCTTGGTGACAAACCTTGTGGGCACACAACCCCCAGTCAACACCTCTGAAGTCATCCTTGGATGGGCTGCTGCAGTTGGGGCAGTCGACTACATTGTGGAAACAAGCCTGGACAATGCATTTTGGACAAGGGAAGGGCGCACAACTGCCACCAACTTCCCCATTTCTGTGTTGCCTGGACACATCTATGTTCGCGTTGCAGGGACAAATGAATTGATTGGCCCATGGGATCTTTGGGATGCAGAAGTTGGGGTTGCCACAACTGTTCCTTTTGAGGCAGATGTGCCATTTGTCTCAGAGCCATTTGATGGCACAACCCTTCACCTTGAAGCTGATGACATTCCACTTGCATCTGAATATGTATGGAGCATCAAGATTGGTGCAGTTGAAATATCAGAAACAGTGACTGCCCTACCTGCTCTTTCAGTCACAAGTGCCAAGGCAAAAGCAGATGCTGCTGCAGTTCCAATTGAACTTTCCAGGGATTTGGAAATAACCATCAAGGGAAGAAATGCAGTGGGGGATGGAGTTGTCTCTGTCGCCCTCTCAGTCACAAACCCCGCCCCTGATGCACCAACAGGGCTTGGGGTCATATTTGCTCAGACGATAGGTGATGATGAGAGGTGCATAATGACTTGGGATCCAAGCAATGATCTTGACATTGAGCTTTACAAGATTTACTCTGACCCAACATCTGGATTCACCCCTGGCCCATCCAACCTGATTTCTGTGACCACAGGCATCTCAGCTGAAAAGATCTACCCAAAGACTGTGGCGGTTTACTGGAGAGTTGGGGCAAAAGACAGGTGGGGGGATGAGGTCATTCTTTCTGCAGAAGGCACATTCACCCCTTAAGGGCCAACTTGATGGATTCCCTCTGTTGGTCAGCCCACAAGCAAGCCCTCCCCAACACCCTTGACAGGTTCTCCCAGAGGACGGAAGAGGAGAGAGGGAGAGGCGTTGCCACAGAGAGGGAGAGAAGGTGGGCAAGCTCCTCTTTCCCTTTGACATTGGCCACAGATAGCCAGCGGGACTCACTTGCTGGGAAGAGTCCCACCACATCCTCCCCGCCACTCTCATTGGGAGACAAGAGCAGCACAAAGGCTACCCCACCATTGTTCTCGTGCTGCTCCAACCACTTGCACTGCCCAGGTTGAAATTCAATCTTCCCATTCTTGACAATCTTCAGCTCAATCCAGATTGAATATCCCATGGTTGGGTGCACAAGATACCAGTCAGGGGTTGACTGGTTTCCTCCAGACTCAAAGCTTTCAATTGTCCAGAATTGATCAAGCCTTGGCTTTGCAAACTTGCTAAACTCTTTTTCAGTCTTCATGGTGGTCAAGGAAAAATGATTCAGGGTCTTGGAGGATGTCTGCAGCAACTGCCCTCTTGTTTCTAAGACTCTGCAGTATTTTATTGTCTTGGGTTCTGCGGCCGCAGATGTCCCAGACTGTGAGGCTGTTCTTCAAACCTTTTCTGTGCGCCCTCTTCTCACTCTCTGCTCTCAACCGCAGGGAGTAGTCATTGCTGTAAAAGATGACATGGCGGG